ATGGCCTCAAAAGGTCAATTAGGTAATTATACATACTAATAGTTTAAATAAGGATTAATAATTATGGCTATTACAAACACAGATTTTCAAAATGTAGCTCTAGCTATCTCTGCTTATGCAGACGAAGCGTATACTACTGAGAAAAAACTAAACTCAACAGGTATCGTTGGACAGCGTGACGATATTAATGCTGACGGGGAATCATTTGTTGGTCAATTCCGTTGGTACAAACCACTAGCGGCAAATGTCAATGTTGCGTCTCTATCATCATCATCAGATGGTACATATACAGACATCACAACAGATATTGCTAACTATGTTAAAACAGTTCGTACATTTGGTGCGCAGCAAGTTAACATGCAAGAAGTTGTTTCAAAGCAAGACGGTCTAGCTAAAATTGCTCGTGACTTTGCACAAGTTCGTGGCGATGACGAGGGTACTGCTCTTATGAACGTACTTAAAGGTGTTGCAGCATACGAAGTAGCACTGGGTGATGCAGGTGGAGCAGGTAACGGTGGTCTAGTAGGCTACGATACAGATGCAGACACAGCCGCAACAGGTAACTTTGTTGATATTAACGCAGCAGGTGTATTTGGCTCAGCGGCAACAGGTGCTTCTGACGAGCGTAAACTGTTTGATTCAACAGCAATTGGTGCTGCTCGTGGTGAGCGTCTATTCCAAGCAATTGGCATGGGCTTTAAAGACTACGAACCAGACTATATGTATCTTGTTACTTCTCCAGAAATTATGGCAGAAATGCGTGCAGCTAACTTGGTTGACGACACAACAGTTACAGATGGAAACCTAAACTTTAGCACAATCTTTGGTGGTAAGTTCCGTCTAGTAATGACTCGTGCAAACCAAATGCATACAGCAGCATCAGGCGACTTGAATGCACAATCAGACAAGTGTACTTTCATTGTTAAGCCTGGATCTGTAACTTTTGCTCCAGTTGCAACTCCTACACCAGTAGAAGTAGATCGCAATGCAGCTGCATACACAGGCGGTGGTTCTACAAATATTTGGTATCGCTATGGCTTTATCATGCACCCAATGGGTTACGATTGGGCAGGTGCTACAAACGCATTTGCAACAAACGCTAACTTTGCAACAGGTGGTTCATGGGATCGTAAAATGGATGCACTAAATCTAGGCATTCTACCTATCTTCCATTCATAATAATTAGGAGGAGCTAATGCCGTTAACTGTTAATACTAATAGTTATGTGTCAGTAAGCGATGCAGATACTTATTTCGAAACTCGTATTGATTCTGCAAATTGGACAAATGCTGCAGAAACTTTAAAAGAGGATGCGCTTGTTACTTCGACACAAATTATCGATAACAATCCTTGGATTGGTTCGGCTGTTAGCTCTTCTCAAGCTTTAGCTTGGCCTCGTAAAAATGCTAAATACTATGATCCTCGTATGGGACAAGAAATTTCTATTTCTGATTCTACAACACCTGATCTTGTTAAAATAGCTGTTTACGAACAAGCCTTACATTTGTTAAATAATGAAGACCTTTTAGCTCAAACGACTCAAACTTACGAAAGCATTAGTATTGGCTCTATTAGTCTAACTGATTCTAATAATGATGTAACTAGAATTTCTATTACACCTGCTTTTGTAATTAAACCATTAAGACCACTTATTCGAAGAGGGTCATTCGGTATGGGTTCAAGTTGGTGGAGGGCTAACTAATGTCTTTATCTGCAAAAGTAACTGCTGCTGTAAATAAAGCTTTTACTTCTGCTGGTGATTTAGTTAAACAAGGTACACTTTCAACTAAAGCTGTATCAGGCTATGATTTTAGTACACGAGGAACAGTTAGTACTACTACTAGTGCTACTGTTGATGTCATACTTCAATCAACGCAAAAGCCTTCTGGTGAAGGTTTTACAACTACTGCTGTAATGAAATCAGGAGTTAATATATCTGTTTATGATACATTAACTGTTGGTAACAAGGCTTATAATATTGTTGATTATACAGACAACGATTTTACAATTGAGGCTATCTTGACTAAGGAGACTCAATAATGTATGATAATGTATTAGATGATATTGAAGCTGTTTTTGCTAGTAGTAGTTGGACAGCAAATAATATAGATATTTACCCTGACAATTACCAAGGAACAATATCTAATGAAAATGAATTTTGTAGACTTAACGTATTACCTAGCAATAGTAATTATTATTCGCATGGCGGTAACAAACAACTAGAAGGGATAATAGCAGTAAAAATATTTGTTAAAGCAGGTGAGGGGCAATCCCGAATTATGGCTATTTCAGATATTTTAGATATTAACCTTCAAAATAAACGTTTAACAAATGGAACTGAGCTTGGAACATCTTATTTGAATGTGGAAGGGCTAGACCCATCTAATAAGGCACTTTATAGTGCTAGATACTTAATACCATTTAAAATATATGGAGAATAATAAATGGCTCATATTTCATCCCTAGGTGCAGGTATC